GAATCGCTTGAATACTGTGGGATCATTGTATCTATTTTTAAGTTGCTTGACCATGATCTGACCAAGTTGCTCCATCTCTTCTGTGGATATAAGCGCGACCATAAGGTCAGCAGTAGCAGGCAGTCCAAAAGACTCACTGGTATCAGTAATATCCACATCAGAGTTTCCATAACCACTCCTGGTAGTTTGTGTAGCAGAGACGATAGGGACATTCAACTTGCCAGCAAGTCCTCTCAACTCCTCTGCAATAGACTTAACATATGTATACGAATTGACGATGGTCCCTTTGTATCGTGACGAAGCACAGATATTCAGGTAGTCAACAAACACAATGTCAGGGTGGAATCCTTTCTTCAAAGACAACTCATTCAAGAGTGCCTCAAAGTGTCCCACATGAGCAGACGCTGTGGGATATTCCTTGATAACCAGACGACCTGTGGTCTTCTGCTTGAGAGATTCCACCTTACGAGTGTATCTCTCTTTGGTCAGCATAGGATCCGTCAGTTGTTGGATCGGGATGTCGAGGAGGTTTGCGTCAATTCGCTCAGCAATCTTTTCCTCTGCCATTTCAAGTGTAATGTAGAGTACGTTGCGCCCCTGTAGGAGCGAGGCACTAGCGCAGTGGCACATGAATAGAGACTTCCCGACGCCCGTGCCAGCAAGGGCGATATTGAGAGTCTTGTTAGGTAAACCACCTTTTGTAATTTTGTTAAAATAGTCGATGTCAAAGGGAATCTTCTCCTCTTTTCTGTGATAAAAATCGTAACGTGCTTCTGCATCTGAAATATAATCGTGACCTACATGGTCATCAAAACAAACGCCCAATGCCTCAGACATAATGCTGGGGATAGCGTCCTTTGTCCTTGTCTTATCTTGTCCATCAGCAATCTTCACCGACTCCATCAGAGCGAGGTAGACTGCCCTCTCCTTACACCACTTCTCAGTGGTCTCCATCAACCAATCTTCGTTGTAATGATCACGATCTAGGTTATCAAGGAAGGTTTCAATCTCCTTGTATGACTCTTCCGTGATGTCACGTCGCTTTTCAATCTCAATCTTCAGAGCATTAGGCTCAGGTGACACATCATACTCACCGATATATTCCTGAATGGTTTCAAACAGGACACGGTTAGTAAACATGTCGAAGTATTCATCCTTAATGAAAGGCAAAACCTTTCGACAGTAATCTTCCTCTAGGATAAGTTTACTGAGTGCAATCTCTTCGATCTTAAGACTCATTGATAATGTAAATAGGTGGTCAATTCATACTTGTCATTACTGATAGGAGCGTTGTCCGAATAGGGATACGTCCATCCAGGTGGATATATTACCACATCACCTTGCTGTGGTTTAATCTTGAGTCCGACTTGAGGGAATTCCATCTCGCCACCCTCCTCAACATCGTTGAGAAAGATCTTGTATGCCAGGAATCTCTTAGCAGAGTCGGCGTCACCAACGTCAATGTGGAGACCGAAGTTATCTCCAGTATCAACGTTGTATTTATTCAATTTGATTTGCTCAAGATTATTTTTGGATGCCCAAAACTTCTCGCAATCCATTGCCTTCATGTATTCATGAGCAGACCACTGAATGATAGGGACGACCTGTTGTTGAATTGCATTCCACTCATGGTCTCCCTGGTCAGCAAGGAATGAAACATTGATGATGTTGTACTGTGGCACACCCTCATCCCACCGCATGATTTTGTCACAGGTGTCTGCTTTGAGGAGAGCATTCTTACATACGTTTGGATCCAGTGCCTTGGGATAGACCCTGATCCATTCCTTATGATCCATAAGAAAACTCCTGCTCCGCTGCTTTGTCCAGTTTCATCATCACTTCGGGGGTGAAGTATTTCTCGGGATCAGCGAGAATAGACTTAGGATAAACAGAAGATTCACCAACCTTGATGCGATTGCCGACCCGTTGGAAGACTCCGTACTTCTCACCCAATTCCAGTAGTCCGTAATAGCGGTCAAGTCCACGCTCATCGTAATAAAGTCTGGTTTCAACTTCAGAATTCTCCTTACTCAGACGCGACTTAGCAGTCTTTGCTTTGATAATGTTTCCAATAACTTCCTTGCCATCCTTCTCTTTTTTCTTTGAGAGATAGATGATTGTAGATGCAGCATACTTGAGTCCACTGCCTCCACCCATTTCCTTTGTAGGGACATAAGATCCAATAACATCGTAAGTGTGGTTAGTAACGATCATGGGCACGTTTGCTTTACCCAGTTTGAGAGTGAGCACACGGAAGATAGACTTAACTACCTGCGCCCGTGACATATCGCGAGTCTCTTTACCCGCCTCGGTGTCCTCAATCTCCTTAGAGGTTGAAAGCATCCCTAGTGAGTCTAACACAAACATCATAGGTTGGCGAGACTCCTCAGGCATACTTAAGTATTTGTCCAGGATCTTGATTGCCTGTTGCCTAAACTCCTGCACCGTAGTGACAGGGACAATCACCATACGATTTGAATCAATCTTGCGAGACTCGATCATGCTCTTGCTGATAGCAGACTCCGACTCAAAGTAGATCACACCAGCGTCAGGATCCATCTCAAGAAAATGCTTGACAATACCAAGACAATAGAAAGTCTTACCAGTTGAAGACTCGCCAGCCAGAGCTGTAATCTTATTGGACGGGATGCCACCATAGATTGATCCAGATACCAGTGCGTTGAAAATACAACTACCAGTATCGATATAAGCAGCGGTGTCACCTGCTGCAACTCCGTCTGAAACCAGACCAGCGTATTCATTATCGATCTCCTTTACGATATCGGAAAGAAAATTCACGACCACAATGCCTCCAAGGTGTTTACTTTTTCAGGTTTCCAACCAATAGTGTCTAGAATTACAGTCAAAGGATCAAGGAAACTCTTCTTAAACTGTAGGTCATAGTCAATACTTTTGTCAAGTCCAAACTCGGTTGGGAGAGTCTGGAAAAATGAGATCACATTCTCGTTGATCTTGTTTGGTGTCCTCAGCATCACATATTTAATCTTCTCACCCTCTTGGATGATGGGATACTTGTGTGCGAGTTTTCTCTTCTTGATGTAGAAGTTATACAGCAGTGCTCCACGCACATGCATAGGGCACCCCTTGCCATAGATGGTAGCAGGTGACGAATTCTTTGCCACGTTGTTACATCCACGGGGGAATGCAATGTCCTCCACAGGCATCGCCTCAAACTTCTCACGGAAGTTAGCGATAAACTTCTGCAACTCATCTTCTGTGCCATTCATGATGACCTTTAGAGCATCCTTAATGGCAGTGCGACAAGGTGCAGGGGTGGAAGACTTGACTGCTTCAATGCCGTTGATCTTGAGTTTGGGAGTCTTGTATCGGACACCCTCAGAGTCAAACACATTGAGGATATATCGTTTCTTAGCAGTCCAGATGCCTTTGTTAGCGATATTCTCTCGCTTCATAAACATCTTCTGGTCGTAGGCATTCACATAGGACGCCAACGCTTCATAAGAATCTCCAATATACTTCTCAAATTCCACTTGACACACCTTGTCAAGGAACCCAACAATACTCTCATCGCTCTTCTCTCTGCCCTTGAATACCTCGTGTACAAAAGGACCCAAATTGAGATAGATGGAATCAGTATCAGCAGCAATAACGTAGTCAGCATCAGTTGTCCTCAATATTTTGTTGAGGTAAGCATTCATTTTGTTTTGAATCCATCGGATGCTTACCTGTCCCGATAGAGTAATCGCTTCAGCATTTGCAAGATTGTAATACCTGAAGTATTGGTTTCCGATGGCACCATAGGCGGAGTTGAGTTGGATTTTTCTTGCCATTTGGATGTTGTTGAATTTGGACACATCCTTTTGTAATGCCAAGGTCTCTGCAGGTGTGGTGGCATCTTCAAGATTTTGCTTAGCGGCAAGCATCCTCTTCTTGTATATGGTTCTTTCATCGTAGATCCGTTGCATCATTTGCGGAAGGAAACCAAGTATGTCCTTACGATACTGAGCACCGTTAGCACACACGCAGCAATCTCCATCGAAGGTTATCTCCTCATCAAGTATTCGATCAACCGTAGCCGATGGATGTCTCTCATCGAGGAGTGTCTCGGGGGAGATATTGTATTGCATAATAAGATGAGGGTATAGGCTATTGAGATCAAAAGACACCACCCAATCATAGCTTCCAGGAATCGGTTCTTTGACATATGCTCCTGCATATTTGTCATCCTTCTTAGTAGTTATACGAGGTGGCACCACAATGTTACGACCCTTAAGATCACTGAAGATCATGGTGTCCCACATGCGGACCTGAGAATATACATCCTCAAGGTTTACCTTGGCGTCATATGCCATGGTAACTGCCAACTCGATTAACTTCATCTTATCTTCCAGACTGTCAACCAGATTCACGTCATGGATGTTGTATTCCACGAAGCGTTGCCAGTCAGACGTGTAGAAATCCTTGAAGTTTTCAAACTCAGAGTGGTCCAACTTCTTGTCACCCAATTCAACCATGGCGATATGGTCTAGGCGATAGGATTCCTGATTGGTGTAAGTGAATTTCTTATAGAGATCGAGATAATCCAGGATCGCTACACCTGTAATCTCATAAGCAATGTTTGTACGTCCTTGGATTCTGATCTCTCTGTCGATCACCCTATTCCAGGGTGACAGACTCTTCTTCCACTTCTCACCCAGCACCCGCTCGATACGACGACAGATATAGGGGATGTCATACAGGTTGTTATTCCACCCAGTGATGATGTCAGGGGTATTCTGATTCCACCATGAGTGAAAGTCCTGTAGCATCTCCTGCTCTGTCCAGAAGACACGGTATTCAATACCCTTAGGAGCAACAAACTCCCTGGTCCCCCAGGTGATTGTCTCCTTGGTATTAAAATTCTTCATCGTAATGCATAGCATCTCCTCAGCAGATGCTTGCACGTCTGGGAATCCATTCTCACAGGCGACCTCAATATCAATAGTCCAGATCTTCATCTGAGACATGTCATAATCAATCTCGCCTTTCCATTTTTGAGCGATG